CACGGCAGTCACCTACCAGTCCGGTGGTGTGCTCTTCATCAAGCGCTACCAGTACAAGGTCTATGGCCTTGCCTTCGCGCTGACGAAGGTTCTCGTCGAGGACGGTGATCACATCCGTATCGGCCAGACCTACGCCAAGCATCTCGCCCAGTCTCTGGTCGAGACGAAGGAGACGCTCGCTGCGAACGTGCTCAACCGCGCGTTCAACGGTGCGTATGCTGGCGGCGACGGCAAGTCGCTCGTGGCGACCGACCACCCGATCATCAACGGGACTTTCTCCAACCAGCTTGCGACCGCCGCCGCGCTGTCGCAGACTTCGCTGGAGCAGATCCTCATTCAGGTCCGCAACGCTGTTGACAACAACGGCAAGCGCATCCGTCTGAACCCGACGAAGCTCGTGGTCTCTCCCTCGAACGTGTTCCAAGCTGAGGTTCTTCTGAAGAGCGTCCTCCGCACCGGCACTGGTAACAACGACATCAACCCCGTGAAGAGCATGGGTCTTCTGTCCGGCGGTCAGGCCAACCTGTCCCGTCTGACCTCGACCACTGCTTGGTGGGTTGAGACCGATGCCCCCGAGGGCCTGAAGCTCATGATGCGCCGTCCGCTCGAAAAAAGCATGGAAGGCGACTTCGAGACCGACTCGATGCGCTTCAAGTCCACCGAGCGTTACGACATCGGCTGGACCGATCCTCGTGGCGTTTTCGGGACGCCCGGCGTCTAATACACAGGAAGGGGCGGCTGGACCGCCCCTTCTTTTTATGTGAGAATAGACCTACCGCAACCCGGTCAAGCTTTTCATGGAGAAGACCAATGCCTCAATATAGTGATGATCTCTGGCTCGGCAGCGCCACTGGCCCGCAGTCTCAGGGCTGGGGTGGCCCCGGTCAGGTTTACGAAGGTGTCGGCCCCTTGGGTCGCGTCTATATCTACGACATCGTGCCTGCCACCATTTCCGCCACTGCCGTCTGCGCTGCGCAGGCTGTTGCGGCTGCTGGTAACGCCACCATCAACGGTACGAGCGCCACGAGCGGCGTGGCGACCTTCAACTGCGCCCGCAACGTCTCTATCGTTTCGTCCAGCGCCAGCGACACAGCCCAGACCGTGACCGTTACCGGCACCGACATCTGGGGTCAGGCGCAAACCCAGTTGCTGACCATCAACGGCACCACCACCGTCAACAGCCTGAAGGCTTTTAAGACGATCACCCGCGTGGCTGTCTCTGCGGTTTTTGTCGGCAACCTGTCTGTCGGCATGGGCGACAGCTTCGGCCTGCCCTACCGTGTCACGGATGCTGGCTACCTGCTGCGCACTGGCTGGGCTGGCGCCGTTGCTGACAACGCTGGCACGTTCACGGCTGCTGACACGACCTCGCCTGCCACTAATGCGACCGGCGACGTGCGTGGCACCTTCCTGCCTGCGTCTACGGCCTCCAATGGCACTCGTCGTCTTGTGATCGCCATTGGCCTCACCGCGATTGCTGCTGGTCCTGACGCGACTCAGGTCGGCGCCATCGGCGTCACCCCCGCCTAATAAGCAGGGGAGCTTCGGCTCCCCTCATTCCTTTAGGAGGGATCAATGGTCGATACAGTTGCGACACAGACGCTGCTTGATGGCGAGCGGCTGGTGATTCAGAAGTTTACGAACATCTCTGATGGCACGGGTGAAACCGCTGTCAACAAGGTGATCGTGGCCAACCTGGCGCCGAACGCTTTCGGCGTGGCTTGCACGGGCGTCAAGATCAACAAGATCTGGGCGACGACGCATGGTTTGGAGGTCCGCATTCTCTGGGATGCTACGACGGACTTACTGACGTGGATGCTCCCGCAGAACACGAACTATTTCATGGACTTCTCTGAGTTTGGCGGCCTCACCAATAACGCTGCTCCGACGAAGACCGGGAATATCGCGTTCACAACGTCTGATGCTTCGGCGGGCGACATGTACTCGATTGTGCTCGAGTGCATCAAGACATACGGGTGACCCATGGGGCGCTGGTGTATGGCCAAGGGCGGCGCTACTCCTGTCTATAGCACGGGTGGCGCTTGGACGCGCGCTGAGGGGAAAAATCCCGAGGGCGGCCTCAACGAGAAGGGGCGTGCATCCCTTCGCGCTCAAGGCCATGACATCAAGCGCCCTGTGAGCGCAAAGCAAGCTGCGCAAAGTGATGTCGCGGCTGGGCGGCGCAAGTCATTTTGTGCTAGAATGTCAGGAATGCCCGGTCCTATGAAAGATGAGAAAGGGCGCCCAACAAGGAAAGCACTTTCTCTCAAAAAATGGGATTGCCCGACATGATTCAATGCACCCGTTGCAAACAGGAAAAACCTGGTACGCCAGAATTTTTTCCTTTGCATAACAAAAAAATAAACGGCCTTGATAGCTGGTGCAGGGCGTGTCGGTCTATGTATCGCTCTGAAACACGGCGCGGAAAATATCGCAGCATGATTTCAGACTTCCACCTAGATGAAATCATAAAAAGCACCTTTGAATGCACAATATGTGGCGATCAAACTGCTTTGGTTGTTGATCATTGTCATTCAACAAATAAAATACGTGGCATGTTGTGTAACCGCTGCAATAAGGGGCTGGGGCTTTTTCAAGACTCTCCTGAATTGCTAGAGTTTGCTCAGATCTATCTTCTATCTAGCCAAAATGCCAAAGAGGCTGAGGCTTATTTAGAATTGTATGGGAGCTGACATGACCAAGGGCCCGATCTATGGCGAGTTTGACTTTTCCAAGGGCTCTGGCTTTGGCAGCTCTGCTGACGGCTACGCCCGTGGAGGCAAGGCCAAGCCCTTCTGGGACAAGCCTGCCCCTGATGGAGAGCCAAGCCACCTTTCAAAGAAGCAAAAAGCCTCAGCCAAGGCTCGAGCCGCTGCTGCTGGGCGACCCTATCCAAATCTTGTCGATAACGCAGCCGCAGCTCGGCGCAAGGGGAAATAACATGGCCATTCGCTACGTCAAAGACTTTGAGTTTCCCTCTGCCGCTGGCTACTCCAAGAGCTCGCCGAGCAAGGTGACCGGCCAGATGTTCGCCAAGGGCGGCAAGGTCGAGAAAGAGCCCAAGGGCATGATGGTCATCATTGGCGTGGGCAAGCCGAAGGGGCCGATGAAGAAGGCTGTTGGCGGCATGGCGGCACAGGCTGGCAGAATGCCGGGCGAAGATGATTACACCGGCTACGGCGACAATGTTCCCACCCCCAATCCGCGAGTTACGGATTGGAATGACCCAATGTGGACGGAAAATGCCGCGAAGGATGTTGGCCGTCGCCTTAAAGGAAGGTCGAACCCTCGATCAACTAACCCTCGCGTTTCTGACGAATCCTCCAAGTCTTCCGACCAAAGCGTCGCCTATAAGAAGGGCGGCAAGGTCAGCAAGGTCATGCACGAATTTGGCGAGGGCAAACTGCACTCCGGTTCTAAGAAGGGGCCGAAGGTCACGAACCCGAAGCAGGCTATTGCGATCGCGCTTAGCGAACAGCGGGCTGCGAAGAAAGGTTATGCTGAAGGCGGCATGAAGGCCGAGCAGGGCGTTGCGTTGCCTGATCCGAGCCCCGAGAAAGAGATGTTTGAGGTTTACGACCGCCAGACTGGCGACGTCGTCGGCACCTATGGATCCCTGAAGCGCGCCTCCCGCGCCGTTGACCGTCGCGACAATGAATACGGCGGTTATCGTTATGGCCACCGGCCTGTCGCTAAGGCTAAGGGCGGCGACGTGAAGTCGGTGCCCGTCAAGGACATCAAGAGCGGCAAGGTTCCGCAGTCCACTGACGAGGACTTCTACGGCAAGGCAAAGGATGCCCCGATGCCTCCGCGCCGCCCGTCGATGCTCAAAAGGGGCGGGATGCCCCATGAGGACGTGAAGGAAGACACAGCCCTGATCAAGAAGATGGTCAAATCCGACGCTCTCAAGAAGGCTGAGGGCGGCGTCGCTGCTCGCCCCTTTGGATCTGGCGCCCGTCAGAGCGCACCCAGCGTCGCCTCGACCCAGTACAAGGCTGACGGAGGCATGGCCCTCGCGGCCCCTCGAATCGCAAGCCCCCTCCAGCAGATGGGCGCCCGCCCTCGCGGCGTTCCGGTTGCTCCTCGGGCGCCTATGATTCCTCAGCAGGCTGCACCAGCTGCTGGTGGCCCTCGCATCGGTGTTGGGCGCTCTCGCTCGGGCAAGCCTGACGTTGGCGCCATC